GAAAAGGGGTTTGTTTAGTAAATTCTTTGGGGGTGCTGATGAAGCGGGTGATAATCCTGAAGAACAGGGTGGCGGAAAAGACGGTAATTTGAAATATCCTAATAAGCCAGAAAAAGAGGCTATGGCAAGTGAACAAGGTAAAGTAAAAGAGGTAGATGTGACAAGTAATAAGTTCACAACGCCTGACCGTGAAAAGAAGCCATTACCAGAGGAAAGTTTCCCATATAAATCTAAGAGAACCAAGAGGTATGTTGCTGTTGGTGGATAGTCCATTTGACAAGTGGTTAAAAAAGTTATAAAATAAATTATTATTTACAGGAAAGGTGTAATGTTACAAAACGATAAGAGGTTTTCTAAAAGGTTCTATGCCCGACATATTAAAGAGGGTTTAGTACATTATTATGAAGATGGAAAAGACAATTTGTATCTTGTAACAAATGAGGCTCTCAAGAAGATGAATAGTTCTTTTGAGGGTAAGCCTTTGTTTGTTCGCCACGTTGATAAAATCAATATGAATACTTTAAAAGAAGATAAGGTTGGCGTGGTTGTCAGAAGTTTTTATAATGAGTTTGATGGAGCTTGGTGGGCTGAAATTATGGCTGATGATGAAGCCCAAGGCTACATTGAAAAGGGTTGGGCTGTGTCTAATGCATATCTCCCAACCGAGTATGGGAGCGGTGGTGTCTATCACGACATAAATTACCAGAAAGAGGTAAAGAATGGAACGTATGGTCATCTCGCTCTTGTTGATAATCCTCGGTATGAGGAGGCTGTTATTATGACACCCGATGAATACAAAAAATTCAATGAGGACAGAAAACAGGAATTGGAACAATTAAAAAATTCAAAGGAGAATGAAATGCTTTCCAAAGAAGATATGGATGCTTTGGTAGCTTCTGTTCAAAATTCCGTGGCCGAAAGTTTGTCTGAAAAGATTAAAGAAACGGTCAAGAACGCTATTGAAGAGAAGATTGCCGAAGACAAAAAGAATGCCGAAGACGAAGACCATCGGAAGTTAATCCGTGAAATCGCCGCTATCGCAGCCAAAGAAGATGGCGATTTTGAAGGTGGTCTGTCTGAAAAGGTAAAAACTATTATCGGTCTGGCTGAAAAACTCGGTTATTCAAAGGATGAAGCCAAAGAAAACGCCTGCGGTAAAAACGAAGACGAAGACAAGGCTGAAGAAAAAGAGAATGCCGAAGAAGATAAACCAGCTGATAATGCGTGTAAGAACGCAGAAGACGAAGAAAAAGAAGAAGAACCCAAAGAAAACGCCGATGAAGCTGACGATAAAAAGGAAGAAGAGCCGGCCGAAGAAAAGGACAATTCTAAAAGTAATTCGTTTTTTGAAGCTCTTAAAAACGCAAAGCAGGCTATCTGTGGGAATAAAATTTCTACGATGGCTACTGGCTTAAAATTAGGCAAAGACCGTTATGGTAAAAAATAATTAAAGGAGAATAAAATGGAAACTAAATTTGCTTATCAAATGAACCAATTTGCTCCGACAAGCGAAATTAAAGGTCGCTTGGATTTGCAAGCAAACTTGGACTCTTATGCTGGGCTTGTTGATTCTACGCAATCAACTGCGTTGAAGCCGGGCGACCCCGTGGCTATTGTCAGCACCTCCACGAAGCTTCCGCATTTTGTGAAAGCTACGGTTGGTTCTGTGGTTATGGGTTTTGTTAAATGGACAGCGAAGAAAGCTGAATACGCTGCTGGAGATATGGTTGAAGTTTCGTATGCTAACGATGTTATGTATATGGAAGCCAATACTTCTATCAATGCAGGTGTGGCTGTTAATGTCGCTGACTTGACGAATGTTCGTATTGCTGCTGCTGGTGCTGCGAAATCCATCATTGGATATTCTATGGAATCGGCTTCGGCTCAAGGGGACTTAATCCGTGTTCGGATTACTGCTCCTGTTGCTTTAACTGCTAATGCTTAATAAGGAGAAAAAGATATGAGTTTGATTATGAATTCTAAAGGTGAACGTGTTGAAGCGGCCTCCTTGTTGAACGACCAAGAACTTTCTCAAGCTGAAATGCTGACGAATGCTGCTGCTCATCAGTATGGGTACAACATTGATGTCACGACATTGACTGCTGTGTTGAAAACGGTCGCTGAACAAAAATTCTATGAAATCCCGTTTGCAGATTACGTGCCGACTCGTGTTGGTGAAGGTACTGCTTGGGCTTCCAACATCACTGCTTTCCGTTCTTTTGTGACGGGTGGTGACTTTGAAAAGGGTTACATTGACCAAGGTAATGGTACTCGGTTGGCGACAACTGACGCCGCTGTTGATGCTTTGACAATCCCTGTGAAGACTTGGGCCAAAGAATTGGCTTGGTCTTTGCCGGAAATTGCTGAGGCTTCTCGTACTGGCGTTTGGGACATCGTTGCTGCTAAAGAAAAATCTCGTAAAAAGAACTGGGATTTGGGTTTGCAGAAGACTGTGTTCTTGGGTTCTGCTGATGGTGCTCTGAAGGGTGCTTTGAACCTGTCCGATGTTACTGTGAATACGACAGCTGTTACTGCGAAAGTTTCTGAAATGACAGTTGCTCAAATCAATGCTTTTGCAGGTAAGTTGGTTGAAGTGTTCCAAGCGAACAACAACTACACTGCATATCCTGACTATTTGTGGATGCCGCAGGCTGATTACAATGGAATGGGTACCTATGTTGGTGACTTCATGCTCCGTACTCGTAAAGAAATCTTGGAGCGTGCTGTTTCTGACATCACTGGTAAAACATTCGAAATCAAGCCGTTGGTCTATGCTATGGCTGACAAATCCGATGGCAAGCTGTCTTATGACCGTTATGTCTTGGGTCGCTATGATGAAGAAGTTTCTCGTTTCGACATCCCTGTTGATTACACAGTCACTGTTGCGAACAGCATTGAAGGCTTTACATTCCGTAACGTTGGTTATGCCCAACACTCTGGTGTGCTGAGCTTGCGCCCGCAAGAATTACTGTACTTGGATAATCAATCTGGTTCGTAATTGAGGAGGACTGAGTATGCGTATTAAAAACGAAAGTCAAAGAGTATTCTGCTTTAACGGTGGTTCTATTAAACCGGGTGAAGTAGTTGACCTGCAAGACGAAAAAGTTGCCGAAGCTTTGGTTAAAGGTTATCCGGGCGAAATCTTTTGCCTTGATATTGCCGAAGTAAAGGTTATTCCTGCTGCTGAACCTGCTAAAGAGGAAGTAGTAGAAGAAGTGAAGCCTGCTAAGGTTTCGGTTCGCAAAGCAAAGTCCAAAAAGTAAGATAGGAGGGGAAGTTATGTCGGTATTATTGAATGTCGTTAACGCAGATACGTTTAAGTCGCAATTTCCGCGTAACTTCCCTTACTTACCTGTTTGGATTTATGGAAAATCATACGCCAAAGACGATATTGTTTATAACAATGGGGTGTTTTATTCGTCTGTGGTTGACAACAATTCTTCGGATGACTTCACCGATGAATACTATTGGGTTGTTGCAAGTGGGGTACAAAAAACAGATTATGTTTGTGATTGCGACATTGAGAGGGCATTTAAAGAAGCGAGTGTTACGTTTAATGAGGGGTTGTGTGGCGTAGATGAAGACGCCCAGTTAATGTTTTTATATTTGGCCGCATTTTATTTGGCGTATGATTTGTCTGTTGCGGCTGGTGGTGCTTATGGGTCTGTAAACTTCCCAGCAACCGAAGTAAAGGTTGGAAGTGTGTCTGAGGGATATTATATTCCTAAGGCATATTTAGAAGACCCCATTCTTGGTTTTTATGCCCGTAACGGTTTTGGATTAAAGTATTTGAATATGCTATATCCGAGATTGGTGGGCAACGTGGGGGTCGTTGCAGGATGGTCGCTACCGTAAGTTGTAAAGTAAAACTTGATAACTCTGGCCTAAAAAAAGTTTTAAAAGCTTGTGAAGAATTTAAAAAGAATATTAAGGTTGGATATATAAATAATCCAGATTTAGCCTACAAAGCCGCTCAAAATGAGTTTGGCGGTTCTAGCGTTTTAGAAGATGGAGAAACAATAGAGGTACCGCCGCGGCCATTTGTTCAACACGCAATTGATGCGTTTGGGGATGAAGTTTTAAACTCAGGTAACTCATTTTTGGGTGATGGATTTAGTTTAAATAATGTAAAAGAAAAAATGCTTTCTGTTGCTAGAACCGCTCGTGACGCTATTAAAGTTTCGATAGAAGACGTACAAAATTGGAGTAGATACCCACACAACAGTCCAAGAACAATAGAACAGAAAGGATTTGATATGCCATTAGTTGATACTGGTGCTATGAAAGATGGCGTGGAATATCAAATAGGAGAATAAAATGGTTTTACCTCGTACACAGATTTCCTTAAAAAGCAAATTACCAAGGCCACAACTCGGTATCAATATGTGGTCGCAAGGGTCACAGGCGAAGGCAATTACACAAGAAGTAAATGCTCTTGGAGATGTTGTTGAAAACATTAGATATTTTAACTTTGACGGCGTTATTCAACCATTGGACCCGGAAGAGATTAAAGTGAAACCTGCTGGCCAATGGTCT